ATCTTTTGCGCGTCATTTGGAGAGACGGTGATCGTGTTTGTTCCAGATGGGGAACCACCTAAAACTAAAATCTTAAACATACCGTCGGTTAATGTTCCGTCGGTTGTTGATAGCGTGTGTGTTGTTCCAGATAACGAAATGCTGCCAACACCATTCAAAGCACGGTCAACAATTTGCAAGTTTGTATTTGTTGTTGCACCCCAGGTTCCGGACTGTTCGCCCGTGGCGATCAGCTCAATACCAGTGTTTGTAGTGTATGTACTCGCCATCTAGCTCTCCTATGCGGCGTCATCCCAGTCCGCGGACTGAGAAGGAGTAATTTGCGACCAATTTGGTGTCTGATCTGGCGATTCTTCTGACCAACCTGGAAGCTGGTTCGGGACAACTTCACCCCAGACAAAGACGTTACCAACCTGCGCCGACAGACTTTCACCCGTTAAGGATACATTAGCTGTTCCTGTAATGGAAACAGTACCTACACTACCGGTAACAGGAAGTCCAGTGGTCGGAACATTGGCGTCGCCGCTAATCTCGGGCGTTCCTACCGCACCCGTTGCATTCACTCCTGTTGGGAATACGTTGGAATCAGCAGTAACAGTTACCGATTGTACAAATCCACTGTTTGTAAATGTAGTAGAGCCGTTAACCCCGTCAAAATGCAATAAAACAGGGGTATCTTCAATTTCTGTGTATGCCGAAGTTGGCGGGGTAAAATCGTTTCCGTCATATCTGTCTACCGCAGATACACGAAGTTCGTCTACATATCCTTCCCAAGTATTGGAGCCGTTAAAATCTGAACCGACGTGTATAGTTGCCGCGGTAGCCGTTAACCCAAACAGAATAGAATCTTGAAGAACTCCATCTACAAAAACGGAGTAAGTATTACCAAAAGGATTGCCTCTAGTAACAGCGATATGTACCCAAGTATTTGCCGAAAAGACCCCATTAATATTAAACAGAGTTCCATTAGCACGAAGAACTAATAGATTATCACTTGCTTGCCGGAGAGCTATTGCATTGTTAGATGTGGAATCTCTAGAGTCAAAGAACACCGCATCTTGCGTTCCACTGGTTGGTCTGACCCACATATCTATTGTAAAAGGATCATTTCCAAGGTTGTATGTTTCTTGAGACTCTAAATAATCTCCGGTGCCGTCTAAAAGTAAACTTGCCCCGCCAAACTTTGACTGAGCCGTAGATATTTGAGCATCCCCAAAACCAGAGAACGAAATTGGCGCTGGGAGAATAACAGAAGCAGATACACCGGTAACCGAGGCAGTTATTCCAATACCTACCTCAACGGTGCCGACCTGACCAGTAGCCGATAGCCCTGTTTGTGGAACATTAACGTCAATAACGATAGTCGAATCGCCAACCTGACCAGTGGCTGACTCGCCTGTAACAGAAACATCTACGTCCGCAAACGCAGTGGCTGTTCCTACTTGACCAGTGGCTGACTCGCCCGTTGGAGATATAACCGCGGTGCCCGTTATTGAAACGGTGCCGACTTGACCAGTGGCCGCCAGACCTGTTTCGGGGACATTCGCGTCAGCGGTAACTGTGACGCTGTTAATGCCTGTTGTGGCAGAGACACCTGTAACGATGACGTTTGCATCAGCAATAACCGTTTCATCGCCAACTGCTGTTGTAGCACTAATACCTGTCGGACTGACATTCGCAGTAGCGGTGATAGTGACACTGCCTACATTTGTAGTAGCGGCTAACCCTGTTTCAGTGACGTTTGCATCCGCGGTAATCGATACGCTACCAACTCCGCCTGTAGCAAATAACCCGGTCTCTGGAACATTCGCATCGGCAGTTATAGTGACTGAGCCGAGTTGACCTGTGCCTGCAACGCCGGTGACGGAAATATCAGCATCAGCAATCGTTGTGACAGAACCGACTTGCCCTGTACCCGATACACCAGTTTCAGTGACGTTTGCATCCGCGGTAATCGTAACTGAACCAGTTTGACCTGTACCAGCTAGGCCAGTCTCTGGGACGTTTGCGTCCGCTTCGATAGTGACAGAGCCGACTTGCCCTGTAGCAGAAACCCCAGAAACAGTGACAGATGTTCCGGTTAGTACATTAACCGTCGCACCGAAGTCGGGAAGTTCACCTGCGTAGTAACGGAGGGCTGATACGATTGTTCCTGACCATGCGGTTGTCGCTTGATATTGGGTAGTGCCGGAATCGTAAGTGGATGTTCCACCGGCAATAGAAGAAAACCCTTCGCCCCACCCGCCTACGTTTCCTCCAGACCAACCACCGGTTTCAAGCTCAGTAGTCTTTTGCGTATTGATAACTTCACGCCCATCAATCCACAATAAGATCTGACTTTTAACAGTGCCCCCGTTAGGCTTAATGCTGAAAACAACTGTATGAGTGTTACCATCAAATTCTGGTATATTGGATATAGCTACATTTTGTAAGCAAATGTCCCCGGGTGTATTGTCTTGTACAGTGTCAACACCTTCGCCCGCTCTGAAGCGTAGGTAATAAGTATTAAGTATCTTGGAAACGCCAAGCCAAGAACCTACCCCCTCTCCACCATGTTCCCACAAACATTCTGTTTGACTGAATGAAGAAGGAAGTTGAACTTCCCCTGCAAACGTAATGCTTTGATATCTGCCAGTAAAATTTCCGTCTATCTGGCCGGAAGGCAGTGCACCGTCAAGCGTTAGGTCGTATTCAGGTGAGAAGTTCTGGGTAAGTTGATTTCCGCTTAGGCTAACATTCGTAACAGCGACAATCGTAACAGAGCCGACCCCACCTGTAGCAAACAGGCCAGTCTCTGGTACATTAGCCTCCGCGGCAACGGAGACTGTTCCGACGCCTCCGGTTGCAGAGACGCCAGTAACTGGTACGTTGACCGAGACACTGGTAGGTTCCCCCCAAGTGCCGGACGACCAAGTATCGCGCCCCCAACCGGATGCCATCAGAGCACCCTAATCAGGCAATACGAATAATAGCGTTAGAAGCGTCAGCAGTAGGAAACTGAATAGTAAAGTCACCAGACGTTGCTGTCTTATCCGCTCCAAAATCCAATACAACAACTGAGTCCGTTGTGCTAGATCCACCGCCTGTCGTTGTGTTGTAAATCAACGCGCCACGAGCAGTCACGGTGACGTTTGAAAAAACTTCATCCGCAAAGTCTGTGAACGCAGTTGTTCCAGACGTTGTAGGGTTGACGTTAGAAAGCGCCTGTCCCCCAGCAGAATAGTTTGTTCCAGACGCCTCATTTGTTGTCGAGTAGTCAGTTGTTGACGCTCCTAATGTTGCAGACGAAGTAAACAACGCAATGTTAAACGTATGCCCACCAGACAGGAAGTTGTGCTTACCTTCGAGCAACTCTTGCTTGAAAGATGTGCACATTGCTTGAGAAATTGCCATTACAGTCTCCTTATGGCTTCAGCTAATTTCGGATGACCCGCATCCTTCAATGCATTATATATGGTTGTACGGTCAGAGCGAATCGCTTGCCGCATGTAATACGCAATCAATTGGTTTGCTTGTTTTTTAAAAGCATGTGCTTGATCGCGCAATGCGGGATCAGCCGTATCAGATATACTGATTAACTTTTCCACACATCTCTCTGCGACTTCTTCGGGAGTACACCCGCGTCCATCGGTCGTATGAACCGTTACAATCGGTTCTTTTGGTAAATCAAAAACTAAAGCGTTTGATGTAATCATGTTTTCTCTCTAATAATTAATCCGGTACGGTAAGCGTCGGTATCTTCGACCGCTTCCCCGTAATTTTTTAAACGAGATACAGAGTCCGCAAACTGCTGGAAATAGTTCTGAATAACATCCTGCTCGCCTTTCATGAAAGTGTAGGCTTCAATTAAAGACCCATACAGCATTGCAAGCGGCGCATTTGTGCTTAACCACGTTGTTCCGCCATCTGATCCAGCCGTTAAGCTTGGTGGACGATAATAATAATGAAGTTCTACGGCGTAGTTAGAGTCTGGCGTTGGCGCTACAAGAAAGTTAGTCACATCAAAAAACGCATAATATTTTGGGACGCCTGTGGTTGAAGCGTCCGGAGTGTACTCTTGCAAGAAATTAACGTCTTTGTACAACAGAAATTCTTTGTTGCTTCCGTTTGTCACAGAAAGCGAATAAGGCGCCAAAAAATCACTAGGGCAGTTAAGGTATTGATTGGAGGCCGTTAAAGTACCCGTTTGATTTCTACGGAAAAAATTAAGCTGAACAGACTTAAAGATGCGCTCTTCTGCGCCTTTAATGAAAACGTCCAAGTTATTAACGAACGTTGTCTCTTGGTTTTCGCAATAATCTTGAATAGCCGTTTTTAGTTGAGCGTATGTAAAACTCATGCAATCACCACTGTAACCGTTCCAACCTCACCAAAGGCTCTTGTTGCTATTCCCCTGTCAGGGAAACCCCCGGCTCCAACAGGAACTACGAGAGGCTCTATCCGATCAGGGCGCGCATCTTTCAAAGCTTGTGCATCAACAGGGCTACGAAAAGGCCCTAATTGTGGATGCTTCGGCTCATACTCGTCTTTCCCAACCAGCAACCCGTTCCATTCTCGACGCATGTCTTTGTACTTGTAGCGAACCCCTGATCGGTCTGAGGTCGCATATGCAAATTTGCCTTGAGCAAACTTAGACATTACGTTGTCCTAAAGTATTCATATTGAGGAACAACGTTGAAAGAAGCTCGATCTCGATCCTCTGTCATTGCTCGCTCAAATTCTTCTTCGTAAACAGCTTTTAAAAGCTGAAGACGTTGAGGCGCACGTTTCATCGCAATATAGTACGCCAGACCTGCGGCCAAGCACGGATAAAACCGAAACGGTATTTCCATTGTATTTACAGGCGCATCAGCGTCTTGAATTCGAGTCAACGCATCGTAAATGATGATATCGGTTGAATTTTCAGGTGCCGGCCAAATTTTTAAGTTTGGCGTAATCTGACGATCCAAGAAAAATTGCGTAGGACGACCTTGCGTTGTTTTGCTTGGAATGTTTAAAAACTCGTCTCGACTAACTCGGTCCAAAGAATAATCGGTACCGCTACGACGAACTACGACAGACAGAATGTCAATAACGTCTGCGCCTAAAGAAACGTCGGAGTCCGCCTGCGTTACTGTAAATTGACGTTGTTCAATCGTCCATTGATTCAAACCACGATTAGCCCACTCAGCTAGCATAAGGTTAAGCGAACGCCGTGCAGTTTTAAGGTCATACCCTGTACGAACTTCAAGACCGCAACGCTCAAACGCTTCCTCAATGTAGTCGGCTACATTGAGTTCAAAATCAGTTGAACCGGAGGTCGCCATTATTTAACACTCACCCTTACGTTTGCCACATTTCACGCAACCGCCTTTGGACATCTTTTTGACTTCGCCGCCGTACTTCATTTTTTTAGGTTTAACGAAACCGCCATTGCCTAAACGAACCGCGCATCCTGAACCTTTCATGCTTTGCTCCTACGAGTTACTTTGGCTTTCTTCGTGTTAGCCACAACTTGTTTACCTTGTGCGCCAGCCTTCTTTTTCTTTCTAGCTGTCGCCGCTCGCTCTGACTTTGTCAGGCTTTGTGCTTTTTTCTTTGGCAAGCAACGGTCGGGGTTCTTTTTGTTTTTTGAAGTCCCACATTCGCCAACAATGTTTCCTTTGCTGTCAATTCTAACCCACTTTTGATCTCGCCACTCTTTTAGCTGTCCCATTACTTTTTCTTCTTAGATTTCTTAGCGTAATTAGGGTCTTTGCAATACTTAGAAGCGGCCATGTTTGCATACGCACTCGGATAGGTATCAAAGGTGCGTTTTGCCCAAGCCTTACCTGCGGGGCATATTTTACCCCCAGACTTTACTTCGCCGCCTTTAGCCATGCGACGAACCGGTTTAGCGCGTTTAACCGAACACGCGCCATTTCCAAGATTCACTCGGCTTGTCATGCAAGCTTCTCCGCTAAAAACGTAGCTATGATTAACGCGGCTATACCCCACATACGCATGTCCAGCGTTTTAAGAGTTTCGCTTTGACTAGCTAACTTTTCATTTATCGCCTCATATCGAATATTGCATTCCGATTCATGGCGCTCTAAAAGTAGCAAAACATCCTTGGCCTGCAACTCTTTGTCTTCCAATGACAAAGTTACAACTGTTTCTTCTTTCTTTACCATTTCTTACAAGACCAATACCGTGCTGAAAATTTATCCTTTGCCGTGTCACATTTGTGACGTGCCCGAAAGCTTTTACGACGATCCGGCTGATCTTTTTTAATCGTCATGTTTGGATCCCCAAACCGGACCAGTTTAATTTCAGAGCCTTTTTTCGCCAAAACTGCAAACTTTTTGTTACCGCCGCTAGTACGTTTTGGTTTGTTGTAACCAGAAAACGTTTCACCGCGATAAGTTATCCGACCAGAAGGACTACGTTTTACATTTTTGGTGGTGGCCATTACAGGTCACTCCCGTTTTTAATATAAGTGATGTCTAGTGTTGCGGATGCGGTGATTACGCCTCCCCCAGAATCTGCTTCTGCGCGAACCTCAATATCTGTTTTTTCGTTAAAAACAATTGGATTCCAATACGGGATACTGGTTGAGTTATTGGCTAATGTTACCCGGTCCTTGACGTTAAATACGCCACCGTCAGGTCTTGCTACCAACGTAAAGATAGCGAACTTGCCAGCAGAAGATGAGGCTGAGACATCTTTTTGATGAAGATACGCAGTGTACCCTCTTGGCACCGTCCAAAGGCACATAAGTGTTTGGTTGTCACCGATAGCGACCGTGGCGTACTTATTTGTTGGAACGCCGCCCGTAGGCGTAGCCTCTGTACCTACATACAAAACGCCTGCATTAGCTCCGCCAGAGCCAGCGGTGTTTACAACAATGCGATTGACTCGATACCAGTTCAAAGCACCGTTTAACTGAACCCCTGTTTGACCATTCAGCGAGACTGTTTCACTTATCTCATCAAAATTTGCATCCAATCCAGAAACAGTAGCTGTTCTAGCCCCTGTCCCCGCAGAAGTGTCAGCAGTAGAACTGCTAGAAATATACATAGTGGAAGCGGAAGTGGGATAAGTATATAAGCCGCCTTGAGACCAAACGGTCTCATTTGAATCTGCAATATCCGGATTATAGCCAAACTTGTGGATAAATTCGTGGTATGCAATTTGACCGCGAGAAACCTGAAGCTCAAAAGGCTCCGAAGTTCCTATACGAGTAATCGAACTTACCTCGCGAGCCATACAACCCCCTAGTTATAAAAGATTGTTACGGCAGTGATCGCAGTAAGCGCCGAAACATGTATATCGCCTACGCGTATCCCCTCCGCAGGGATATTCACCGAATGCGAATCAGACGCCAAAAAATCAAGGTCTAATACAGTTGCTCCTCCGTTGCCATCTGTAATGGTCAAACGTGGAGTTCCTGTTGTAGATAAAACTTGTATTTGACGAATACGCGCAGGACCGACAGCCGCCGATCCCGTGCTTGTGATTCGCTTGGCTTTTACATCAGAGCCAGCCATTCATCAGTCCCCTTTTTTCTTTGCCGCAGGTTTTTTAGTAGGAGCTTTCTTTGGAGCTTCTTTAACCATTGGTGTTCCGTCTGGATTTAGACCGCGAGCGGCCAATTCTTCCGCAGAAGCCGGCTTAAAACGACTCATAAGTCACCCCCAATTATGACGCCGCGATAGTTGCGCCAGTATCAGAACGCTTCCAGTTAGTACCGTCAGAAAAAGCAAGAATTGCTGAACCTGCCGCACCGTTAGAAACATAGATAAGAGTACCTGCGCCCGCATCAGAAGCTGATGGAGCAGAAGCTACGGTATAAGTAGGAACTTGAATGTCACCAACAAAGCCATTGGTTGCTGTGACTGGACCTGAAAAGGTAGTGCTTGCCATGATAGATTTTCCTCACATGCGAGTTTAGTGCGCCTGTCTGCATGTTGTCTGCTAGGTCAGTCCGACGCACCCATTTCCTAGATATTGAAATCTTACAGATAAAAAAAGGGGGCGTCTAGCGCCCCCTTCTTCTTATGCCGCTCCGGGAGTTCCGAAGACAGCGCGCCAATCAGAGACGCCGAAGCTGTAACGCTCACGGGCCTTGAACCGCATATTTCCAGTGTCAAAGTCACCTTCCATTGCAGTTTTGATTGGTGAACGGTTGAAGTATTTGAAACCGTTCGGTGCGTCAGTCAAGACGAAGAACGCGTCAGTGTCAGTCAAGAAATGGTTGACTACTGCCCCTTCAGGCAACATTCCCATGTTCTTCATTGCATTGGCGTCGTTATCCGCTGTACCCGGACGCAGGTTAGAGTTCAGAACGCGCTCTGCAACAAACTGAAGTTCCTTTGGAATAATCAGCTTAGTGCCACGAACTGCGATCTTCAGTCCACGCTCGTCAGTCAAGCCAGCGATGTCGATCAGCATTTGCTCAAGCGATGTTTCGTTGAGGTCAGCCGCGACAGACAACTGGTTGCGCTGGTTACCAGACAGAGATGGGTGCGCTGATGAACAAAGTGCCGCACCGTCACCTACAGGTGCTCCAGTGTCGAACGCGTTGTTCAAAATAGACGCCGCCTTGATCTGCTTAGTCTGGGCCATTGAACGAGCAAGTGCCTTGGTGTAACGAGATGCTAGACGATCATACAGATTGTCCTCGATGGCTTCCTCTGTAATAGAGAACGCCAGAGCGATTGTCTCGTGAGTGTAACGTGCTGTGAATGTTTCTTGTGCATCGTCAAATGTGATGGCAGAGCCTTCACCCTTAACTGGTGCAGTTGAGAAACCACCCAACATTACTTCTTCCTCGAACGCACGATCTGAAGATTCTTCAGTGAAGATTTCAGCGTGTTCGTTCTCGTAACGTGAGTATTCCATCCCGAACAGGGCATTAAGGCCCGGTTCAAGCTCTTTCGCTAACTGTGCGCGAGAGATTGCCATAACCCTTCTCCTTAAATACCTGTTGAATCAGCAGTCGTCTGAGAATCAGACGATGAAGCTGGCGAGTTGTAATGGAAGTTGAAGCGAACTACGAAATTCACGCCTGCCGCGTCCCAATCGTTGTTTGCAACGTCATCGACGATGCCAACGATACGCATAGCAAGAGTAGCTGTAGTTGCCGCTGTGCTAATGTCTAACTGTGCAGTTGAACGCCCGGTTGCTGTAGAACCAGAAGTTGCAGTTGCTAGTGAACAGTTTGAAAACACGTCTGCCAAGGCAGTTGCGCGATCTGTTACTGATTCATCAGCCGCTACACGGAACAATTGCATTGGGTTATCAGCAACGAAAGCTTTAACAGGATAGTTTGTATCCACGCTTACGCTGTTGGCACCCGGCCAGTAGTTACTGTAAACCGGCTTCTTTGAAACCGAGTCAACATATTCAACACCCATCAGGACACCGAGGAAAGGAACAGTTCCGCCATTTGCGTTACCAACAATGTCGATAACACCAGCCGCCAGTGGAATTACTGGCGAAAACTGATAAATAGCGTTCGTGTTTGCCGCCGCAATCTCATACTGAGTTACCCCAGTAGAGTTTGTTGCGCTTCCGTTCAACCCGATAGGACGTAGACCAAAAGAAGTATCTTGGTTTGCCATAAGGCTATCTCCTAATCAGGGTGACCCCTATTTATTACGAGGGCCACCAAAAGTTACACGTTGTTGCCGATCAGGGTTACTGATCCGCATCGTCGAATGTTGATTTTCTCGCATCATATCGTGATCCACCGCTTCCATCTGATCAGAGTTACGGTTGCGGAAATAATCCGTCCGTTCCTGAACAGTTTCTTCAGGGATCCTTGCGAGGATCAACCCGCCAACGCCGAACACACCTTCATATTTACCTGAGTCGATCACCGGTGCTTCAAAGTCCGGGTATTCGTCCGCACGGACCAATTCCCATCCTTCTCGTAGCTTTGCACTGATATTCTTGCGGTCATCAAAACCGCGAGTTTCAGCGCGAATCCACCGATGCTTAAATCCATCTGGTGCAGGTGGTGCGTCTAACATAGACGGTGGAGCCCACGGCTTACGCTGTGCCGTTTTCTCTCTAGTTTCATTTGCGCGGGAAGCACGGCTTCCATTCTTCATGTCTTCAGCCATTTTATTGCTCCCTAACGTATTTCGCGTATTCTTCAAGTGGCACTCCGAGTTTTTTAGCCATAGTGACTTGGGTCTTGGAGAGTCGGACCTTTCCTGTGCGCCCAGTTGCTTTTCCGCGGGATACTGAAGCTACCGTCTGAGCGGGACGGCGGGCTCCACCCGAATTCTTCAACTTATGGGGAAATTCATCCGCCATACGTCTGTCAAGCTCATTGTAGTAATCATCTGACTGCGGGTCAAATCCTTCTCTTTCAACGAGTTTTTTATGAATTCCAAAAGCGGCATAAGTCATTGCTTCGTCAGAACCAAACCAATCATTCCGTTCTGCCCAATCTTCAGCTTTTGGATCAGGCCGACGCGGCTGTTGAGCCGGCATTGGTTGCTGAACTTGAGCCTGCTGTTGTGCGGCCGTTTGTTGGGCATACCGTTCTTGTTGAATCTTAGCTTGACGTGCGCGATCACTTTCGATTGCCAGTGAAGTAATCTTGCGCTGTGCCTCAATAACTCCGTTGGTATCGCCCATTTCAATTGCGCGAGCTAGTTCTTGCTCTGCCGCGGTTGTCTGGGTTTCAATGCGCCCACTGTATTCTGCGACATAGTTGTCGCTTAGGCTGTTCATCCGCTGTTTAATTGCTTCAGCTTCCTGTTGCACTTGTTGTGCATACCGGATCGCTTCTTCGCGCTCGCGCTCGGCAGAACGCATTTTTTTGGTCAGTCGATCAATGCGCTTTTGCGTTGCATTATTCGCTTTCTCAAAATTATCCTCTTCGTCGGCATCCGACGCTTCAAAAGCCGCAGATCCTCCAGACTCTTCGGGAGTCTCAAAGGAGACCTCGGTTTCTTCTGCATCACCAACGTCCAGTTCGATTTGGTCGTCGTCTCTTTCTTCAGCCATGTTTTATCTCCTTAGAAATGAAGAACGTCTTCTGGGGAACTAATCCTCGCCAGAATTTCGTCGTCGTTAAGAATCCGCACTTCCCCGCCATCAATATTGAAACGAGACCCGGAATAGCGGGCAAACATTACCCAGTCTTTTTCCGCGCACCAAGGCCCGCTAGGGAACTTGTCTTCGTCTTGATAGGCTAAAGGTCCAACTTTAAGCACATAGCCTACTTGCGTAGACACTTGTTGTTGCTCAAGAGTTTTGTCGGCCAAAAGGATTCCGCCTTCTGTTTTGCCTTTACCACGGTAGGGAAGAATAAGAATACGCCACCCGGTAGGGGTCGGTAGTCTTTCTAAGAGAGATCCGCCAATGGCTTCTGGATCAAGGAACTTTGCGCGTTCCTCTTTATACGCTTCTTCAAGCGTCGCGACTTCTTCAGTCATCTATATGCTCCTGTTTATCTAGCAGGCTCTTGAGTTCCTGTTCGACATGATTGAGGGCAGTCAACATGCCCATCAATTCACGATAATGTTCCATCGTCTTGACTCCATCGTATTCGAGGCAGTCAGTGATGGCCTTCTTCTGCTCACGGATAATCCGATACACAGCTTCAGCTAAGTATATATCACTCATTCTCTTATATCACCGCATTTTATCTTAGATAGTCCGATATAATCCTATCATATCTTATATACGGCAAGAGCTTTTTAAACGTTACGCATCCTTGTAACAAGACGATCCGCACGGTTGGTGACTTGGCGGTACCATTTGCTATCAACCATCTCGTCTGCGGCTTGATTCCAGTCGCGCGCATCAACCCCGGCTTTCATGCCTTTAAACTGGCTCAAACGCGGCCGGCCCATGTTAAACATCATGTTTGCAATAATCAGTTGTACTTCTTCTGGAAGGTCGTCGAAGTCTTCGTACAAACGCTGACATTCGTCTAAAGTTACTTCGATGTCTTGTTCAAAAACTTCGGCAACGCGCTCTGCTGATACTTCTGTTCCAACTTCTTCGCCATACTCTTCATCGTCTTCTGTAACGAGGTGGCCAATTCCGAAAGTCGGGTAACCAAGGTGGTCCAAATAGATTTCATATTTGCATCCTTCGTCTTCTTCCAGTTCTACTCTTAATTTTTCTAAATTCATTATTTGCCCTTCTTCATTGCCATAAGTTTGTCTGCGCCCTTAACGCCGAATGACGCGCTGACCGCGATAAATAAGAGGTATTGATACCATTCCGGTAGAGAGTTGAGTGCGCTGAACGCCTCATCCATGCGAGCAATGATGGCTTGATCGTCCATTGCCACGCTGTAAGCAACAGCAATCAAAGGCGCACTGAGGATCAAACTGAACCATTCATCCTTCCAAGATGACTTGGTTGCATCAGCCATAGATGCTTCCCAGTTAGCATCATTGTTTATCTTATGGATCTTAGCTTGCTGAATTGCTTTCTTCTCTTCAGCCTTCCCTTTGATAAAGTCTTTGCCTAGCTCAAGTGCTGGACCAAGTAGCATATTTAACATGACATCACCCCACTAAAAGGCTAAGTAAAAAAGAGCAAGCCGAAGCTATTGCTATGAATTGAATATCTATTGCTTTCAACATCACTTCTTCTCCTGCGGCTTTTTACCGCATTTGTCGCATTTTTGTTTCGGGCGAAAAATGAACTTAGAGCCGCAAGCTGTCTGGTACATCCCTTCCTTGTAGGTGTACTCGCAGATTTTCATCAGTCACCCTTCGGTGGAATACTCATGATTCCCCAAATTGCTAAAATTGCTAAAATAAGCGCGGCGACAAATTCCATATCAGCCGTCCTTTTTCTTGGAGCCCAATGCGGATGCACCAAAGAACGCGCTTACTAATACAGCAATAGACGCAAAGTATGTCGGCGCAATATCAGCAATTAGATTCGCGGCTGTATCCATACCGAAGGCATTAGCAAGAAAAATACCAAATGGATACAGTAGAAGACCAAAAAGAGCAAACCAAGCCATTTTGCGAATGGAATCACGCTGGGCATCTTCGTCTTCCATTTTGCGGCGCATGTCTTCCAACATGATTCTACGTTCGACTTCATCGATCACACCGTCACCGTTTAAGTCATATTGTTCCGTCATATCAATATCTCCAACATATTGTTCTTCGTTTCTATAACTTGAGCAGTCTTTCCGTATGTTATTGATTCTATTGTGTATTGATTCGAGAGTTTTTGCCAGTTTATATATGGAAGTTCCTTTGACTTCTGCTGGTACTCCGTAACCGGACACCATGCGTCGGGCTTCCTGTAAACGGGATGAAAAGGACTTATAAAGAGGTCGCTCACAATCCACCCATTTCATTCGTCTGTACGCAGACTACCTCATAATTCAATTTTGGCTTTGATGCCTGCGCTAAGACGTACTCTCGTACTTCAAAACACCTGTCCATTTCTACAAAAGCTCCCAGCGGTTTTGTAAAGACTTGTGATCCTTGCACAAGGATTCCCACCAAGAGCCAGACGGTCAACTAAGACCCTTTAAGGCTAATAAGCCAAAGTAAAAGGGCCACGGCCCCGCCAACCACACCGAGAACAGCAATGCCAACAGCCACATACAAAAATCCATTCTGTACGGCTTTTTTACGAGCCAGTGCTTTAGCTTCTGCACGTTTCTTTTCGTTCTCCCGCATTTGCTTACGGTTGGCTATGAACTTTTGGTAGTCATCCCACAGTCCGGCCCTACCGTTATAGATAAACATTTGTTTTATTTCAGCTTCTTTCTTGCGAATGTCTTCTAAGGCAAAGAAAGCATCCATGTCACCATCTTTGGCTTTCTTTTCTATTTCGCCTTTAGCGTCAGCAAGTTTGGTAAGTTGGGGACCCATTTCACCGACCGACGAAACGTGACCGGCAAACTCTTTGATTGCGCCGATAGCCTCATTTGCTATTTTAATTGCGGCTATGGCTTCAAAGATCATAGCTAGAACACTCCTTTAAACCTTTGCGGTCGAGCAATCTTGCTAAAGCGGGGTACAACCCCGCCCTTGGCCGCTTTCATATCTAACTTTTCAGATTTTATCTTACCCGCGTTAGATAGTGCAATTGCAACGGCTTGTTTATGCTTATAGCCTTCGCCCATCAGCTTACTAATGTTGTCGCTGATGGTTTTCTTGCTAGAGCCTTTTTTGAGGGGCATTAGTAACAGCCTTTGTAGCTACCACCACGCTTCGCCGCTCCCATACCACGCGCAGTGCCGCCGGGTACGTCCATTGGCGCTTCCGGAAGCGTTTCTCCGCCCTTGTAAGGAATCTTGCCTTGGCCTGCGATATCGGCATAGTTCACAGCTTTTGGGGCCGCGCCCGGAGTGTTTGTAACGATCTTCACTTTTGACATCTTACTGTCCTCTCATTTTAAGTAGTTCACGCTCACGACCTGCGTCGATCCGAGCTTGAGTTTGTGCCGCTTGCGCTTGTAACCGGTCGTAGAACTGGCGGTCACGCATCTGCAACGTCTGCTGATCCAATTGTAACTTAGCCGCATCCAACTGTGCATCTTGCTGTTCAGCCTGCGCCTTGAGTTGCAATTCCTGTTCCTTGAGTTGCACAACAGGATCTGGCCCTTGCCCAGATACTTGCTGAGACAACTGCTTGACCTGTTGCATCCCTTCGGCAATGTATTGAGCGACTAAGCCCTCAAACTCCATCATGCGCTGTTCAGGGTTCGCCGCAGGTCCTTGTTGCGCGGTAATTTGCTCAAACTCAGCCGAAGCGCGCTCCCGAGCAGATATCTGAACGTGCTCCATGATGTGTTTCTGCAAAGCCATCGCCACAGGAGGCATACCAGCAACCATCGGCGTTGAACCAAAAACCATATGTGACATGATATGTGCTTGATGGTTTTGACCCTCGAAGGCTTCGAGTTTGGCCATGTCGAGTGCATCGATATTCTCCTGTGCAGGGTCCGCGGGCCGCGAGTCGTCTTCCGGTGCCGCCTTCATGATCCTGTCAATATCCCTCACGCCCAACGCATCGTACATATCGCGGTAGACTTCATACATGTTGTGGAGTTCCGGAGCGGCGCCCGCCAACTGTAGTTTTGTCTGCGCCAGTACAATCCGCTGTGCCTGACTGAATACGTTCGGATCGGAGACAGGAATGACGTCTACGCGATCATCAAAATCTGTTGCCATGACCGAAGAGTCTTCGCCTTCCACAGAGTACGGATACTCTGGGGGCAAGCTCTCTGCCATGACGCGAGCCAAAATCTTAAACTCAAGACGCATTGCATAATGCAACCGTTTGTGGATAGCCGACATGACCCGCGAGCCTTGCTCCAGCATTGCGATTGTCGTGCCCACAGCGGCGTTCTGATTGCCGTCGCCTACCTTCATATCTGTAATGGTCGCGAACCGCTGTCCGGCCTCTACAACGAAGCCTAGCAACTGAAACAGGGTCTGGTCTGGACCTTTGAACGG